GAGCCGCGAGTCGGCGGAGCTTGCGCTTAGCGCTCATCGTCGCCCCTCCTTCAGCTTGCGATAACGCTCGGAGAGAGCGGCCGCTCCTCCACCGACACCACCGGAGACGCGGTCAAAATATGAGCGCGCCGCCTGGTCGGGGAGCTCCCCGGCGCCGATACGCTCTCGGATAGCTCGCTCTAGATCATCCTCCGGAGTGAGGAGCCCGAACTGAACCAGCGGAGCGAGAGCATTAAGGCTCTCGGCGAGCTCGTCGGCATCAAGACCGGAGTGAGCGAGGCGAGGGAGCTGTGAGGGTGAGCAATCGCCATAATTCCAGCGGATGAGCCGGCCGATAGTCCCGCCGGCTCGACGGTCCTGACCACCGACCGCGCCGGCGATCATATCGCAGAGGTTGAGCGCGGAGCGACGGAATACGGAGAGGTGAACCTCGCCGACTGATCTGCTCCCGGTGTCAGTCGCGCCGAGGTGCATAAACGACGCGAGGAAGGCGAGCGAGATCTGATGGTCGCACTGTTGAATCGTCGCGAGCGCGTGAGAGCTGTCGAGCTTCTGCTCTCCGAACGTGTCAAACGAGACGACCGGATTGTCGACGAGATACGATTGCTCTTGAGCGATATACGCTTGAGCTTGAGCGGCCGCGCGGTCGATCATCTCGTCTATATCGGTGTCGGTGAGGCCGGCGGCCTCCGCTGCGGAGCGATCAACGGAGACGCGAGGAGTCGCAACAGCCCATCGCTCCATCCCGACGCCGAGGAGGTTCGCGGTCCTCTGCTTAAACCTCCACCACCACCACGCCGGCCGGAGGAGACCTCGGCCCTCAAAGTTAGAGCCGGTCCGATTGAGCGTGAGGAGCAGTAGCTTAGATGAGGGGATAGGCTCCGGCGGGAGGACGTTGCCGCGGAGCTGCTGAATGACCGCGTCGAGGTTTTGCCCGTCGGCGGACTCCCATCGCAGATGCGCCGACGGCTCCCGATCAGCGTATTTGTCGAGCCAGACGCGCGGGACTCCATTCTCGTCGTTGTCGACGCGATAGACCTCCTCGGCGTAGCGATAGCCGATCGGCGCGAACTCCCACAAATACTGAAGCTGGTCCTCCCATGAGACCGACATCATGCCCGGATAACCGTCGGTCCCCCAACACTCATTAGCGAACCGAGCAAGCTCCTTAGCGTGCTCGTCGGTCTCATCGCCGGGGACCCATCGCCAAGATGCCTCGAGCAAAGTCTGCTTAAGGACACGCCACGACGCCGCGACGGTCGGGTCCGTCGCGAGCATCTCCTCGGCCTCGTGAATCCAGTTTTGCCCGGTGATGCGGAGGTTTTGCTCTTTGCCGACGATCTGGCCGCCGGATAGATATGTCCCCGTGATACCGCGTTGACCGAGCGGCGCAACAGCGGGGGCGCCGCGATAGGGAAGGTCGCGCGCTCTTGTGTATCCTGTACGGTAAGACATAGGGGAGCCTCCACTTTGTTCAGTACCATACATCTCTTCAGTATAAAGACAAAATCATGAGCGACCTCCAGCTGAATCCGTTACAACGCGACCTCCTCCGAGCGCTCGCTCATGAGCAGACCTTCATCGCTGTTCGCGCTGGATGGGGTAGCGGTAAAACCTCGGCGCTCGTCTTCGCGATTCTCCAGATGAGCCACGCGAGACCGAGGAGCTCCTCGCTCCTCATCACCGACACCTCTCCGAGGTATAGGACGGTGTTAGCTCCCGAGATTGAGAAGTGGTTAGGTCCGCTCGGCTGGGAGTGGAATCAGCTCAAAGGGACTTGGACCGACCCGCAGACCGGTAGCGTCGTCTGGTGTCGCGCGTACTTCAGGCCGGGAACGCGAGACTCAAGCCATAACCCGCTCGAGGGGATCAACGTCAGCGGCGCCGCCTTCATTGATGAGTCGCAGACGATGACGGAGGAGGTTGCTCAAAAGGCCCTCGGCCGGTTGAGGTCCGGACCATCGCCTATCCTCGTTATGGTCGGTCTCCCGGTCTCCGATGCGTGGTGGGTGAGGATGGCCGAAGACAACGGATGCCCCGCCATATTCCATACCAGCTACGCGAACCGCGCGAACCTCTCCGAAGCATGGTTCCGCGCGACCGAGGCTCTCCCGCCGGCGGAGCGCGAGGCGATGATCATGAACAAGCCGACGCCTCCGACCGGGTCGGTCTACTCGGAGTGGTCGGAGGAGAATATCGTCGACGGGTGGAAGTATCGCGAGGATATGGAAGCACGGATAGCTATCGACTGGGGATTCAGGAAGCCCTCGGTCCTGATCATCGCCCACGACCCGACGCTCGGCGCCGATATTATATGCGGGGAGCTCAACCCCTCGGAGGTCACGCTCGAGGAGCTCGCTCGGCTCATCCTCGCCGTCGCTTGGCCTCGGAGCCATCGAGCGAGCGCGCCTGGTCAGCGTATCTGGTTAGACGCCGGCGCCGGGGATAAGGCGGGGAGCGCGCGGAATGATCAGACCGCCATGAGCTCCTTCAAGGTCCTCGCGCTCAACCCGCCGAAGGGCATCGGCTTAAGGCTTCGCCATACGACGAGCCCGGTGAGAACCGACATTGTCAACGGAGTACAGCGCCTCAAGCGGGCGATATGGCAGCGGCGCTATCGGATGACCCGCGAGGTATGGGAAGCCGGGAGGAGAGCGACCGGAAACTCTCTCCGGAAGGCCCTCGAGAGCTATCGTTGGGATAAGAAGAAAGAGACGCCGGTAAAGGACGGACGAGAAGACCCGCTCGACGCGCTCCGCTATGACTGCATCATCTGGAGATGGGGAGACGACGCGGCCCTCGAACGCCGGCGGAAGTCATCGGCCCCGAAGAGGGGAAGACAGAGCAAACCATGGGAGCAGCGAGGCCTCTTTTAGTCTGGCTTCATGACATCGTCGAGCGGCCCGCGGGGAGGAGCTACCGGTTGAGGAGGTCGCTGAGTGGGAGGCGGCGTGTTCATGGCCGCTGCGACGTCCTTCCGCTCGGGCATCCACTCTGCGAACTCCTCGGGGAGCTCCCGGTGATGCGTTAGGTCGGCGAGCTCGCCGAGCTTCCGGTCCCCGGCCAAGAGAGAGAGACGCGCGATGACCAGCGCCTGAAGCCCTTCATGTTGCTTGCGTAGGATATCCTTATCGATTTGCGCATCGCGAAGCCGCGCGATCAGCGTGGTTCGGTCGTCGTTTAAGCTCTCGAGCTCTTTCTTCAGCGCGGCGACATCATCCGGGTCTCGGCCGACAAAGATGCTGATAGCCATACTCATCGAGCCGACGATCATCCCGATGATCGACGTGATTAGGTCCTTATTCTTCTCGGGGATTTGGTGACGAGCTAGGACGCCCATGATCGCCAAAACCATCATTAAGAATAGGAAAGATGCCACCCATGACCTGATGCTTTTGCTGGACATAATCTACCTCCTCGGAGGCAGACTACTCTCCTAGCGTGAGCAGCGTATAGGTGACATCTCCAGTACTCTTCGCCTCGGAGACCTCAGGGTCGAGCGTCAAGACCAAGACCTCGTCGCCGCGCTCGAGCTCGAGCGGCTCGTCGCCCCCGCGGAGCGGAGCGAGAGAGCGCGAGAGGAAGGCGACCGGGGAGTCCGACCTGATGCGATTTTGGACCTCGGCGCCGGGTCGAGACAGGCTCCAGGGCGTCGACTTAACAAAGTCCGTCGCCTCGATTCGGACCGTGACCCCATAAGGCCATCCAGAAACGGCTGAAAGAAACACGCGCGGAATGGTCGCCTCGATTCGGACCGTGACCCCATGAGGCAGCGCTGGGGTAGGTAGGGAGTCGACAATGTATTTCATTCCTCATCCTCCTCGGTCCATTCGCCGGTGTCCTCGACGTCGACCAAAATGAAGCGACAGCAATCCCAGTCCGGTCGCTGGTTCCGCTGCGGCGGGAACATGATCAGTAGCTCATCACCGGCGAAAAGGCGGATGCTTCGCCCGCGCCGCGGTCGGTTGCCCGTCGCCCACGTCGCAAGGTCCGCGGTCAGCTCATGGTCGGGGCGGACGATGTTGGCCACGCTATCGTCCTTAACCCACTCCCAGGCTTCGCGCGGGCTTAACGGGTTAAAGTTGATGCTCGCGGTCGAGTCATCGAAGAAGCTAAAGGAGAAGTTGGAGCTAATGTATCTCATCGCTCCGTCTCCAGCCGCATCTCGAGCTCCGCCACGAGTTGCTGGTAGGCCGCGGCGAGGCGCTGATAGGTCTCGACCCGAGAGCGCAACCGCTCCCGGCGCGCCTCCAGCGGAGGCTCAAGCTTCTCGCCAAAGTGAAAAGCGCCTACGCTGGTCACCTTGACCGGAGCCGGCGCGTCGTCGAGGAGCTCCCGAGCGTCGACGAGATACTGCGTCAGCTGAGCGACCGCGACCTCCGCCCAAGGTTGCTGCCCTTTCAGGATTTGCTCGGCGACATCGACGAGGAGCTCGAGGCAGGCGACCACGTCGCTGGCAGCTTGCCTAGCCTCGCTCATTCTGTCCCCCTCCAGGCCGGTCGAGGAATCTCACGTCGCGCGCGACCACCTTCCACGTCCTCACCTTGCTCCCGTTGCGCTCCCACTCGTCGCTGGCCAACTTGCCTTCGACATGCACCCTCTGCCCTTGGATAAGGTACTGAGCGCAGCGCTCGCCGAGCGCTCCCCACGCTTCAACGGTGTGCCACTCGGTCTGAGTCCCCGTCGCCCACTTCTCCTCGGTCGCGACGCGGAAAGAGCAGACCTTCCGCTCTCCCGCCTGCCTCACCGATGGCGCCGAGCCGAGGCGACCCAGCAAGAAAATCCTATTAACACTCATATCTATCTCCCTTATCTCCCTAGGGTACGACGGAGCGCGATAAGGATGCTCTCGTCGGGGATAGGCTGACGACACAAATCCTCGAGGGTTGGCCATAGGCCGTCAACCACGGCCGCCGGCTCTCCCGCAAGCTCCGACCAAAACCGGGATAGCCGGACCGCGGGACTAGCGCTCGCGACGGCGAGCCCGAGGGGCTCCGTCGGCAACTCGATGATGAAGCCGCGGCCAGGCAGACCGTCGCGAACATTGAGGTTATGTTGCGCGAGCGAGGTGAGCATCGTGCTTTCCCGCGTATAGCGCTCGGCGTGCGCGTGCCGAAATCCATGCATGGGTAAGGCCGGCTCGAAGAGCTCGCGGTAGCGCTCCGCATCGGCGACCCGAAGCCGGTAACTGTCATTAAGCTCCCGGTCGCGCTCGATGGCCCCCACCGAATACAAGACCGAAGCAGCAAGCGCACACGACCCCACAGACTTCCGGGTCGCGGCCGGCGCGAGCTCCGTTACTCGCTGCGCCAGCGGATTAATCTTACCCTCGAAGCCCTCGAGCGCCGCGAGCATAACGCCGACGAAATAGCCCTTGATCCGGCCAAGCTGAGGCGCGGTGACCTTCTGCGTCGTCGTGTTTTGCAGATGCGCCGCCGCGACGAAGAGCTCGACCGATGGTCTAAATCGGCAGAGGCCGATGCCTTGAATCTCCGCCGCGTCCAATTCGAGCGCCTCCGGCTGTTTAGGCGAGCTCGAGGCGCTCGCGCGTTGATATAGGCGCCGTTCGGCGCGGTTGGTTAGGGTAACTCCCTGAAAATCGTAACTGCTTCAATAGGGCCACGCTCCGAAGAGCGCGGAAGGTGAGATGCCTCCCGACAATGACCAGGCGACCTTGACGCTTCAATAGGGCCACGCTCCGAAGAGCGCGGAAGGGGTTCCGCGGGGGACGTGGCGCGAGAAAGGCGATAGACGCTTCAATAGAGCCACGCTCCGAAGAGCGCGGAAGGGTGGCGCCGTCAGGTCGAGCACCGGTAGAGACCTCAACGCTTCAATAGGGCCACGCTCCGAAGAGCGCGGAAGTCTATGGGTTGCTGCTCGCTTGGGGCGTAGGGACTTCTTGCTTCAATAGGGCCACGCTCCGAAGAGCGCGGAAGTCGGGGGTGGCCACAGCGCAGAATTATCGGGGGGTCCGGGCTTCAATAGGGCCACGCTCCGAAGAGCGCGGAAGTCTGTACGCTAGACGGTGAGAAATTAATCCGCCGTCTCTCGCTTCAATAGGGCCACGCTCCGAAGAGCGCGGAAGCTAAAAACTGGGCAAGTTTGTCTCTTAGCTATTTGTTGCTTCAATAGGGCCACGCTCCGAAGAGCGCGGAAGGCGACAGACCTCAGAAGGCCCGCGCAAGACAGCAGAGCTTCAATAGAGCCACGCTCCGAAGAGCGCGGAAGGCGGGCTGACGCCCAGCGCCTCCAGCGAGCCGAGCGAGCTTCAATAGAGCCACGCTCCGAAGAGCGCGGAAGGAAGCAGTTACGATTTTCAAAGAGCATCTAGGGAGACGCGATTAAAACCCAAGGTGCGACAACTGCTCCAGAATTTTCTTCCGCGCCCGCTGCCTCCGCGCGGCGAGAGCGGTCCCCGGATAATTCCCGCTGTCTTGGTACGTCGCGAGCGCCTCCCGGTCGCGCTCGGGGAGCTCCGCGATGAGGTCGAGCGCGAGCCGCTCTTTCTCGCGCTCGAGGAAAATCGCCTCGGGGGAGAGGTGGTCGACGCGCTCGGGGGCGCGCTCGATGTCTGCTCTGCGGTTCGCGTGGTTCCGCCAGCGGTAGCGAAGCTCGCTTCTCGCTGCGCCGAGGAGCCGAAGAGGAGAGCGGGAGCCGGCGGCAAACTCCTCGAGGAGGGCTGACTCTGCCTCGAGGAAATCCTCCGGCGAGGATGCGATACCGCGGAGCGCGCGCCTGAAGCGGCGAGAGACTTCGGTGGCGCCAGCGCTTGTGCGCGGGAGCCCGTCGAGGGGAAGATTCTGTAGCATTTTGCGTGCTCTTTCTTGAGCTTATACCGGAGAGAAAAGCTCTACTCCCCGCCCATCCCTCTCCGTCGCGCAAACATTAGCTAAACGGCATAGGGCGGGAAGCAGACCAGCCTTATCGCTAAGGGGCTCCGCCTTCGGATTCTTCCGGCGGGACAGCTGAAGGCGGCTCCGTAGTCTTCTCTCCCCGGAGCGCCTCGAGGGTCGCGATCAGCCGGTCGAGGTACTCCGCCGAGGTCCAAAGACGGAGCCCCTCATCGATGAGCCGGAGCTCCCGCCGAGCTCGCGCGAGCTTGGCCGCGTGGTCGGGCAACACAACCGTCGTTGCGCCGTTCGCCGCGTCCCCGAGGATTCGCCGGTGATTACTCATCGCTCCCCTCCGGCTCCTCGCGGAGCTGCGCCAGCATCGAGGCGACCATCGCGGCGCCGTCGGGTCGGTCGTTGGTCGAGACCTCGACGGAGCGCTTCTCGCTCCATCGGTCGGGAAAGCGCCTGGACAAAATCCAAGCCGATGCTCTCCAGTCCTCGGCCGACCGAATCTTCTCGAGGAGGTGAATCTCCGAGCGGTTCATCGCC